CAACAATAACTTTCTAATTGTTTTTCAAGTTCCTTTTTTTCATTATCTGTTTCTTTAATTTTTTTATTTGTTTCTCTTCTCGCACTTTCTGCATTTCCAAGTACAGTATCAATTACATCTAATCGCACAATTTTATTAAAATATTTTGCAACATCACTTGCGGAAGCGGATAATAAAAATGGAGCGTCATGCTGTTGTTGAATATTTACATCTGAAAGTCTGAAAAAATCAATTACATCTTGCGGTACTTCTTTGTTTACTGCCTCAAACTTTTTTACAATGTTTTTATCATTTGCCAATTTATAAATATTTTTATCTGCTGTCCTTTTTCTTAATACTACCCCACTATCGGTTTTAATCTGCACCGACATTGTATCTGCAATTTTATTTTTTTCATCTCTTGCCCAATGCGAAACAATATCATCTGTACCCAGTGGACGATTAGTTACTGCCCAAATTATGGCTCTTAATACTGCGGATTTACCTTGATCTGAACTTCCAACAAGAACATTGACACCTTCATCAAATTCAATTTCTGTATCCTTATGTGATTGAAAATTTTTAATACTTAATTCCTGAAACACTTAATCACCTCATTAAAAAATTGCCTGTTTTATCATTTTTCGGGATGCCAGTTTCTCACCATGAAGACAGGCAACTTCAAATTCTCCCCTGTACTTATTATTATAGAGTTAAAATTTAACTAAAAACCTTTATGTCTGTTTTTGTAGTTTCTTTGGATTTTTTGACAGCTTGCAAATTGTTCACTGGTGAACAATTTGCAGAATTACTTTTTACCTAATTTCCGTCTTCTTGAAATCACACGATCTTCTCTTTTTTCTCTTTCTACATTTTCATCTGGAATAATTAATTCATTTGCCCATACAGATTGTAAAACAGGTTGTCCAATATGAAAATTACAAGAACAGTAAACATCACGATTTTCATAATAATTATCACGTACTTTCAACACACGAAGCATTCTTAAACCCAGTGCGTGATCTCTTTTATCTGCCATTATACCGACTGCACATGATACTTCATTCAATTTTCTCGAGTCTTCAGCGATTGCTTCCCTCGTAAAATGTTTATTCCAACTTGTTCTATTTGTTTGCGATGCCGTTATAAGCAATAAATTATTATTAAGTGCCAAATCTCTTAAATCTTTCCAAATAATTCCCAATGCCTCTCTTTCAGTATTTACTTTTTTATTTGTTGTCATTTTATCTGCATAATCTAGTATTAGTACATCCGGCATAAATTTATTTTGATATTTTAATTCTGAAAGTATCGCTTTTAAGTCTCCAATGTTTATTCCTGCCCTGCATACTATTTTTAATCTGCCATGTGGAAATTTACCCATTGCTTTCATTTTTAATTCATCAATATCTTCTGGTTTTAACTGCATGACATTTATTTTTTTATTTATAATTTTATATTTTTTATCATCATCTTGAATAAATTTAGCAATCGTAACTTCTTCACCTCCAAGTGTACGCCGATAATACGCTTGTTCAAATCTTCGCATAACTGATTGTTCTTGCATTTCAAGAGATATAAATAAAACATTCAATCCATGTTCCCTGCACTGCTTCGCTGACCAAATAAGATACCATGTTTTTCCAAGACCCGTTTCAGAGACATAACTGAAAAAATCACCCCTATACAAGGGGCCAATTAATTGCCCTACTTCATATTTAAACTGAATAATTAGATTTCTGTTTTTTCTTAATACCTCTCTTTGTATATCAAGATCAGTTTCAAAAGTGATAATTCTATTTCGTTGAACTTCTGGCAATGCTATCTTTGAATATATTTGTATAACTGATTCATCATCTTCATTATCTAGTGCAAGATTTATCTCTTCCACATTTTTTCTAATTTCTGCTGTTTTAATAAATAATTCAGTATCATCAAATAAATATTGTGATTCATATTTCTCTAAAAGATCATCCACACTTTCTGAAGCGGTTATCAATGTTTTTTTTAATGATAAATACATCTCTTCATTTTGAAATTGTTTTTTATGTTTTTCAATATAAGAAATAATTAATTTTTTAGGTGGTCTTGCGTATTTTTTATAATAACTTTGAATATAGGAAACTAAAATCTTAAAATCTGGATTTTCAAAATAACTTGGTTTAAATATCGGACAAAACATTAGACAAAACTTTTCTGATAAAATAAATGCTAATAAAATATTTGTTTCTCTTAATAATAAAGATTGTGTATTTTTTATTTTCATATGACTACTATCCAACTCTTATTATTTTTAATTAATGAAATACAAGAAATACTAACATTATATTTTTTAGCTAATTCTGTACAACTTATACCATTTTTTAATGCTTTTTTTATTTTTAATACTTTCTCTTTATTAAGTGATGAGCATTTTTGTTTTGCTCTTTTAATATTTATACATTGTTCTTCACTTCGTTTTTTTCCTTTTATTATTTTAACTCTTTTTTCAATCTGTTCTTTTGATTGTTTTTTTCCAATTTGTGCGACTCTCATCTTTTGTTTTGTTTCATTGCTAAAAACAATACCTTTTCTTAGTACACTTAATTTTTTTTTCACTACTTCATTTACTTTATATGAGATACCACCATCTGTTGAATTATAACCATATTTTTTATTATTTGATTTAAAAAAACTAATCCAGTATTTTTCTTTTTGATCAAGTTCTTCTTTTGTTTCTACAATATCAATTTGTTCCCATGTAAAGTTTTCAAAACCTTCATCTAGTAATGCACATTGAAATAAAGTTCTTTTATCACCCTTCATTGTTCGATATTGGTGTTTACTTTTTCTTATTTTAAGAGTTTCAATAGTCTGTCCAATATAAACTTTTTTATTAGTCTTACATGTAACTTTATAAATTATTCCCTGCATATAGTCACCTTTTATTTATCCCATATTTCATTAATTGCATCGGAAGCGGTCTGCCCTTCATAAGGGTCAAAATAACCCGGTAAAACTTTTTTATAATATTCTGATATTTTGTCAACTTTACCAAATACAATATCAAAGCACGATACCAATGAATAACTTGTTTTCCTGTCTTTTATTATAGATTTTATTTTTAAAGTTAATTTCTTGACATTAAGCCAAAATGAAAATATCTGATTTTCTAATACATAAGTCTCATAATCTAGTAATCTATCAAACACACTTTCAGGAACTATATTTTTAACTCTCATAATTGCATGATTTAATTGCAAATCTTTTTCACTTAATGTTGAATAATAATACATTAAAAAATTAGCAACGAAAGTGCCATCTCTGTTTATGTGCAAAAAGAAACTTTTTATACTCACCGGAAATGACGCTTTTATATCTTGATATGTTTCTCTTCCGGGCTTCAATGCTTCAAAATAATTTTTGGCGCATTTTGTTAAAAATGTTTCAATCCCTGCTTTATTTCTGTTTCTGATTAAAAATAATAATTTGTCAATTGCAAGTTCAACATTTTTAAATTCCAGATGTTCTTTATTTATTGTTCCAAACAAATCATATCTTTTATGATCTCTGAAAAATTGACCAGAATATATATCATTTATTATTCTAACTGTATCATCAATGCCTTTTCTGTTTGTTTTAAATTCATCATTTTTTAAATGTGCAAATACATTTAATGATTTACCATTTCTGTTTATCTGCGCTCCACTTTCTTTTGACATATTGCATATTTTTTTTATTATACTTTCTGCCCAAATTTCAGTTTTATCCTCTACTAAAAATAACGGTTCTCTAATTTTTGACTGCATAACATTTTCCTTATCATTATCTAAATATTTTAATTCTGACTTGTTATGAAAATCACATTGTTTATTAAATAATTTTATATCAACTAATTTATGAATAATGGACAACTCCATACCGACATAATAATATTTATATTTTTTATTTCTAAACATTATTTGCATTTGCATACCATCAAGACATGTAATTGGCCTTGTTAATGCTATTAAACTTCTTTTTACATAATTATAATCAACTCTAAAATATTTTGCCCAGTAATAGGCGTCAAAAAAATACAATTGACATACGTGATTATCTTTATCATATTTTTCAAGTTTGCCCGCAAGCCAATTAATTATGTATAAATTAAGAATTGTGACCTGTATAAAATTCAACTTTAATTGTATAGCGGCATAGCCTGATACAAGATTAAATCCTGTAATATAATCTTTGTTTTTCTGCACTCTAAAAACTCCCAAATCAAAAAGCAACTTTTTATGCTGCATTATTTATTATAGATTTACGGTTTTTATTAAATTTACTAAATTTCCTGAGAAGAATTTTATTTAAATTATAAATTCAAAAATTTGTGATTAAAAATAAAGAAACTTGTTTCTGTTATTTTATTTATAAAATATAATTATCTTAATATATATATAAGAGTGTCATTTCTGACACTAAATTTACTGTTTTAGTGTCATTTCTGACACTAACATTTGTGTAGTATTTTTGCATATTTTAGTCATTTTGAAAGACTTAATTATTCTAATTCAAATATTTTAAATAAAAATATCAAAATCTATAATAAATAATGTAATACAATGGACTATCAAAACCTGTTTAAAGAATATCAAATTCCTTATGAATTAACATACATTAAATCGGGCTGGATAAATGTTTCATGCCCGTTTTGTGGTGATACTGGATTTCATTTTGGTTTAAACATTTATTATGATTATTGTAACTGCTGGAAATGTGGTGGACATAATCTAAGAATGTCACTGACAAAAATTTTAGGTATTCCGTCAAATACATTAACTACAATTCTCGAACCATTTCAAATTAAAAATAAAATATTAGCGAAATTGAATGAGAAAAAATCACTTAATAAAACTAAAATTGAATTGCCAAATTATCCGTTATCAATGGCAGAAAAAAATTACTTACTTGATAGACATTTTAATCCCGGTGAACTAATTGAAAAGTTTAATATTCAAGGCGGTGGTTGGCTAACTTGGAAAAACAGAATTATAATTCCAATCTATCTTGGTAGTAAACTTATTTCATGGACAAGCCGTACTATTATTGCGGATAGAGAACCACGCTATAAAAATCTTGAAAATGAATTATCAGTTATTGACCCAAAAAAGATATTTTTTAATCTTGACAATTGTTACGGTAAATCTGTTGCACTGTTAGAAGGGCCATTTGATGTGCTTCGTTTTGGCGATAATGGTATTTGTGGTTTTGGTATATCACTTACAAAAACGCAGGTTTTATATTTATCTGAAAGGTTTGATAAAATATTTATACTTTTTGACAGCCAAAGAATTGCACAAAAAAAAGCGAAGGAATACGGAATGACATTATCTGGACATGGACTAGATGTTTATATTGTTGACGCTTTTTCTGATTATGGCTGTAAAGACGCAGGAGAAATGTCACCTTTCAAAATGAAAGAATTAAAAAAAGAATTATTTGCAGATTATTCAAAATATGGAATACCTTTTTAATTATGGGTTTATTACAAAAAGCAAATGACTGTAGGAGGTTGTTTATGAAAATATTTGAAATAGATAATTGGAAAACTGATGAAATAAATAAAAAGGTTGTTATAAAGGGAAAAAAAGTAATAATGCTTCCGGTTATTTATGATGAAATTATTTTAACAAAAGGATATTTACCCCATATTAAAGTTGGAAATTATTTAATGAAATACTGCCATAAATGTAAAACATGGAGATTATTAAATAAATTTATAAAAAATAAACATGCGGCAGATGGATATAAAGACACATGCAGAGATTGCGATAACAAAAGGAGAAGGGAGCGATATGCAAAAACAAGAGCAGTTACTTAAAATTGAGTTATTAAGAAATAACATTTTAGGAAAAATAGGAGATGTTTTAACAATTAAAAAAGATGATGAAAATATTTATTTTGTAGACAAATCAAAATGTTTTCAAATAAAAGTTGATAATTATTGGCATACACTCTATGAAAATTATGTCTATAAATTAGTGGAGAAACCATGATTAAATGGCTAGTCTGCTCTCCTTTTGGACATGCAGGACAAATAATTCATATAGCACATTTAAAATGTCCTCAAATATTTAGTAATGAGAATATGTTGCAATTATTTTACATAGATGAATTAGCATGGTATACATTTATAAAAGACATAGATTTTATCAGGTTATGAGAATAAAAAAGAATAATGAAACTGTCTACTGCTTTATTACTAGAGGATTATTAAAGTTTCTAATAATTAAGTCTTTCAAATAAGACATTTTAATGATTTTTCGGTCAAAAATAGTCTAAAAAACCTATTGAAATTTGAATGAGGAGCGGCCTAGAACCAATCCAAATTAGAAAATAGTATTATTCTATGTCGAAAGCCAAAATAACGGTTTTATGGCAATATTTCTAATGATTAAGTCTTCTATTATATAAGTTTTTGTAATAATTAAGTATTCCAGATAGGCAAAATAAAAGCACATGCAGAAAATTTTCGCTTTTCTGCATGTGCCAAATTATTAGATTTTTTTACTCTTTTAAGGCGGTTTAAAAATTGCAAATGTTTTAACTTTATAAATAATTTTAAAAATGAATACTGCAATAATCAAAATCAATATTATTGATAAAATTATAATGACAATTGCCATTTTTAAAATCATATTATTTTTATTTAAAACTGCTTTTTTAAGTGTAACATTTTCATTAAATAACGAAATATTTTCATTAAGTAAATTTAATGCCCCACTTTCCGCATCATTTATTC